CAAGGTTCGTCAGTATCCCAGAATCCCCTAGCTTTAGCTATGGGGAGTACGTCAAATCAAGTAGGCTGTCCCGACCACACATTTTTTTATTGTGTGCCTGCTCCCGCAGGTGCCGGCGGTTCCGGTTTTGGTTCCGGTTTTGGTTCCGGTTTTGGTTCCGAAGTTGAAGTTTTTTCCATTAATCCAAGTTCTACAGCTTCATCAAAATTGTCGGGGTTCTGCAGAAAACTGATAAGCTCCGCAGGGTTATTATTAAATCGCTGACGAATTTTAGCAGGTAAATCCATAAAATTTGCTTGTGCCTCTAAGAGCTGATTTTGTACCTGCATATAATCTTGAGGTAAATTGGAAAAATCGCCAAACATAGGCTGTCTAGCAGACTGTACAAGAGGATTTGTTAATAAACCAGTAGTATTATAAGAAGCAATAATATTATTTATATCTGCTTCTTCCTTAAATTGTTGCTGAGTAAGAGAAGGCGCAGAATTAAAAGTCTGCACCTTAGGGGGAGTATCAAACCTAGTATAAAAATTACACTTCTTCACAAATATCATCTCCTGAAGTAGATTGATAAGCAATAACTAAAGATTGAACCTCTGCAACAGTAGAAATATTTTCGGCAACTTTACCAGTATTTATATTTAAAGTTGCTAATTTATCCAATCTAAAATCTTGGGAAAAACGATTTAAAGAGCAATCCGCGTCTGACAGAGCAGAATTAATAACAATTCTTTTCGCTTGTGCTTCACTTTCTGCAAAGAAAGGCATTAAATAATATTCGGCTTTTTTGTCATAAATAGAGTATAAATTCATTTTAAATTTCTCCTTCCAAAGGTCTAATTAATTTTTGTGCTTTTAAAACTTGTATAGCTTCTTTAACTTCCATACGTTCCCAACTTTTTTCATGTTCATCAGATTTCAACGCAAGAAATTTTCGGCGAGTTTTAATATTATGCATTTCCTCAGGGTTCCACTCATCATAGATTTTATCATAATAACGAGGGGGCTTGCACTTTATCCCATTTCTAATAACAACATAATCATGGGAGTAAACATCATTGACAAATTTCTCTAACCAACCACGACCGATACCGGGTCGGCGAGACATTACAACATATTCGGGTTCTCTACCCTTATAATGTTCTTCTGCCATATCTCCAGTAATTTTTTTAGTTACATATCTTGCAACATAAGCGCAAGACTCAAATGTAACATTGCCGATAGTAGAGAACCCGAAAGGCCATAACTTTTCTATCGAGGGGGAACGATAAAGAATATTACCATGTTTATAGCTCCAAGGTTTTAAATCGGGGGGTTCAAAACCAAAAAATATAACGTGGTAATGTGGTCTTTGTAACTGTTCTCCATATTCACCGCAAGCAAAATAGCGAATACCTTCACCAAATTTTTTACGTAATCTCTTAAAAAAAAGTGTTAAAGCACGCTTATCTAAACTACCATCAGGGGGTAAATTTTGGGGGTTATAAGTAAGCGTTACAAAACAATTTTTCTCATGAAGGGTAGCCTCATGGACACAGCGAACAGCCCACTGACGGCTTTTTTCTAAACGACAGCCAATACATTGACCACAAGGCACTAAAACCGGCATATCTGTATAACCTTTTTTGGGATTAAAAACGATAGGCCAAGCGCCAGTATCAGGATTTCTACCCTCTTTACTTCTATAGCCTGTTATAGGGTGGTAACAGGTCATAAAATCAACAACTCCTTATTAGGAACGTGGGGGATACACCCCCACACCCCTGTAATTTAGTACTACGGGTGCATACAAGTCTGCACCACTACGCACTAAATACGTATAACTATACTATTAAGTTACATGACTGTTGTTACTTAACAGCATATATTGTAATTATAAATGTTAAAACAAATAAAATATACAACAGTACGTATTTAGTTAAATTAATATCTTTCTTAAACCTAGCTATAATATCACCTCGTCAAATAATTCTAAAATGTAACAATAAAAATAATAAAAAAATAATAAACAAATACAAAAGAAATAAACGCATTAAATTCTAAAGCCTCCACGCATAGGCTTAGCACGCAAGTTTAAACCTTTTGTTTTTTCCGCAGTCCTAGAAAATAACTTCTTGGACTTTTTTTTATTTACCTTGCTACGTTTAGCCATAAACGATACCTCCTAACAAAAGAAATACTGGGATTTTAAAGAGCATAGGTTAAACGCAATTACATTATAACACTAATCCATAAAACCTGTAAACGGAGAAAATATCTTAATCAATTCTCCAGTACCGAATAAATCTTGTCTTAAACCTGTATTGCTATCCTTTCCACTTGTTAAAGGGTAACGATTATATAAAATATTGCCTTCCGTCTGTGTCTTAAAAGTCTGGGCATTATAATTATTAATACGAGCGGAAATCTCTCCAACTTCTGCAAGTCCTTTTTGTGTCAAGGCTCCTTGTAATTGCCTTAAAGAAATACCATTCTGTTGGGCAACTTGTGCCATTAACTCCTGTGCAGCAGCGTTACGTTGTGCGGCCGAAGCAGACATCAAAGCAGCGTCTCCAGTTTTTTGTAAATAAACAATTTTAGCAGCCAACTCTTGAACAGAATTAGTAATACGCTGCTGAATTTCTGAAATTTGCATTTTATTCATAGCTGTTTCATTTTCCTGCTTTTGTTTAGTATAATTAGTCATTGCGCCTAAATAACTAATATTTGCATTATTATATTCTACGGCAGAATTAGTTTTAACTTGGTCGTTATGAGCTTCTATCATACGAGCTTGGGAATTAATTTGATTAGCGTCTGCATTAGTTAAATTTGCTTTTGCATTATCTTGTTTTACTTGTAATTCTTTTTCTAAAAGCTCAGTTTGTTTTTTAGCAAATGCAGAATTAGCAATCTTATTTAAAGCACCAGAAATATCAGGGGCGGTTACATTTGCAGTAGCACCAGAAATACTACCACCAGCAGAATTAGTAGCAGATAAAATAGGATTTAAACCTGCTTTTCGCAAATCTTCAACCTCCCATTGATGACGATTTTGCATAGACTCTCTTTGAGCATTAATAGAATTAGCTTGCATTTCAAAAGCGGCAGAATTTGATTGATTAGCACCCCAAATACTAGAACCAGCACCAATAACAGCGCCAGCAATATCACCTAAAAAACTCATAAAAAAACATCTCCTTTATATAAAAATAAGGGGGATAAACCCCCTTTATTATTAAAAATGGTCAACGAGTCCGGGTACGCTATAAATCGGCATAGGACGTACACAACTAAGAGAAAAATAACAATCTAATAAAATCTGTGGCTCATTTTGCACCGCTAAAACACGGGCAACGGGTGGATTATCCACTATAAAATCCGCATTAAGTTTTGGAAGCTCCGCAAACTCTTGAGCAAGGTGCCAAACATCTAAGCTTTGCGCATACGTACTCCTAAACTTACCAGTAATTTGACTAGGGAAATAACGATATTCTGCCCAACGTTCCTGATATCCAAATACTTTATCATCATCAGCGGTACCTTGAGCATAAATTTCCTTATTTAACACAGCCTGCTCACCTAAATGAGCAAGTGCAGGCCAATAATAATCAAAGCGAGTTTGACGGCTCCACATTCTATTTAAGCCTTGCTGATATGTTAAATCTGCACGTACATTTACAAGACCTATAATATAACCATGCTCCACAAAACTTTTTATAAAACCATTAACTTTATCACCTAAAACGCCATAGGCGGCGAGGTTACCTTGTGGACTTGTGGTATCCGTTGCGGAAGTCTGTTGCACCGGATTTATATTTATACGTGTAGAAGAACCACCTAAATATTCAGGTCTTTGCAATCGAGCGTCCGGAGAAATAACTCCAAAATGCGCTCTTAAAATTTCTGTATAACGTGTACCACCTCTAGCATCTCTTTCGTAAAGCTTTTGAAGCTGGAAGGCTTGTCTTAAGCTATTAATAGTAACAGCAGTTGCCTCGGACAAGTCCACCTTTAAACCGGTAAGATTTGCTTCCGTAAGGTTTGCGGTAGGGCTAAAAGGCTGATAAGTACTAGAAGAAACAATCCTATTCCAAGCGCCATCTCTTAAAGAAACATCTCCATTAACTGCACCGGCATTAGAAACAACCGGAATATTAGCAGAACCTGTTAAACTAGCAGTGGTACCAAGAGGGAGTTCTACACCAGGGCCTTTTTGTGGCCATGGAAGACAAGACTTGACGTACTCCCCATAGCTAAAGCTAGGGGATTCTGGGATACTGACGAACCTTG